GCCATGAGCCGTACCAATGTCGGGGAACGAGTCAGGATCAACTTCTACTTTGACGCGCAAATATTCGACGCCATGCAGAAGATCGCCATGCTGAAAAATATGTCCTACTCCGAGTTGATCCGGGTGGCGTGTCGCGACTACGTGGTGCGCGAGGCTCCTGGAGCGATGGCGTCCAGCCGTTTGATATCGGGCGTGCGCGACTTGCCCGACACGCATGACGAGAGCGTAAGCGCGAGCGTGCAAGACAAACAAGACAAACCAGTTCCCGCAGGAACTAACACTTAATGTTTTTCTTTAACAAACGTGTTCAAGCTGAATTGTTCAACCTCACCCAAAGGATCATTGATATGAGTACACAACTCGATGCCTTGACTGCCCAGGTAACTGCCACGAATTCCGTGTCGGCTTCGGCGATTACTCTGTTGCAAGGGCTCTCGGCACAACTGACTGCGGCGATTGCTGCGCAACCGACCGACGACGGCGCGGCGCTCGATTCGCTTTCGTCGGCACTCGATACGCAGTCCACGGCACTCGCCGCCGCGATCACGGCCAACACGCCCGTCACGCCCGCCGCAGCCGCCGCGTCCGGTCCCGCTGCTGCTTGATTTTCCCTGAGCGCAAACCCAACGATCCGCGTAACCGCATCATTGCGGCACGCGATCCGATTGCGATACCCACGGAGCCGTGGGTGGTCGCAGTCGCGGAAAAGGCGCTGTGCGTGATATCTCTGGGACACAACTGCTACGTGCTGACCAATGTCTACGGCGACGAGGCCACCGTGCCATACGAAGCACTACAACCTGAATGGGAGAGAATAGCCTATGGGTTACTGGCGAAAGCCTTGCGGGAAACGCCCTGATGGAAGATATGTTCGCCGTCGAAGCCACGTCCGAGAGTGCCGCCGAAGGCGTTAACGGCGTAGACGCCAGGCTCATTTGGGACTTGGTATCGAACATGCGGCCCGTCGCCGAGATACTGAAAAATTATAATTTGCAACCCGGCGATCTCGCCGTCAAAGCGCAGAACGAATTGTTCGCAGGGGCTTATCGGGAAGCGCAGAGATTGTGGAAATCGGACATGAACATCCAGCAACGGATACGGCTCAAGGCCGCGTTCTTGCTGGAAGACTCTTTGCCGACGTTGTTCAAGATCGTCACGCAAGAGAACGCGACGACCAGTGCCAAGCTCGCCGCCATCGAGCAGATGCAAAAAATCGCCATCGTCAACAACGATCCCAAGAAAGGCGAGTCTTTTGAGAAGCACAACATCACCATCAACATTGGGCCATCGGCGGCGCCTGTCAAAATCCAAGCGGAGATACCGAGTGGCAACCAAACCTTTACCGGATGATATCTTGTCGGACAGCGAAAAGGCCGCGCTGCAAGGTCACTTCGATTCGACCGAGAACAAGCGCACGGTCAACAACGTCATGCGGCACGAGTACCGGGTGCTAGCAGATCACGAAAAAATCCAGATGCGTACCCTGAAAGATTTGGGACTAGAGTTTGTCGTGTATTGCGACACCATAGGTTCTTCCCGAGAACTCAGTCTTGCCAAGACCAAAATAGAAGAAGCCGCGATGTGGGCGGTCAAGCACATTACTCGATGAGTACCGAGCCTGAAAACCTGGAGCCCGAATTTCCCATCGGTCCCGCCCGTTTTGGATTGGTGTACGTCATAGACACGCCATTTGATCAGCAACTGGTCATCATGTCGAAAGACACTTGGGTAGACTTTGGTACCAAGCAGGAAACCATGCGAGTGTTATTAAAAAAACAGGACACTCGCATCAAAGAACTCTTGGCCGAGAACGCCGCCAAGAGCGCTGCCATTACCGAGGCGACTCTAAGGCTCGATAATATCCGCGCCTCGCGCCGCGATGAACTGCGCGCCCGCATCGAGAAAGATATCGTTCTCCCCGGTGATGAAAAATTCGTGGTGCCGTCGAAGCGGAAGAATTGAGAGGTCGCTGGTCAAGCGACCCGAGCGGACAACGTGAGTGATCTTAACTACACCGCGCCGCCGACCCTTGCCAAGTTCATGCAGAGCGACCAGCGTATCCGGGTGATACGCGGACCCGTGGGGTCAGGCAAGTCTTCGGGCATGGTAATCGAATTACTGCGGCGGTCCTTGGGACAAGCCCCGGACCCGAACGATGGGATCAGGCGTTCGCGGTGGGTGGTGGTGCGCAACACCATGCCGCAGCTTAAGACGACCAGCATGAAAACCATCAGTGAGTTATTGCGCGGCGTCGCCAACTACCGCGCGCAAGACCATAGCTTCGAGATCAAGTTCGGCGATGTGGAATCCGAATGGCTCTGCATCCCGTTGGATACTACGGAGAACGTGCAGAGATTATTATCCTTGGACTTGACGGGGGGATGGCTCTCTGAGCTTCGGGAACTCCAGCCGCAAATTTTGTTAGACGTGCTATCGCGCTGTGGCCGATATCCGAGTATGCGCAACGGCGGTCCTAGTTGGTACGGGGTTATCGCCGAAACAAACTCTTTCAGTGAAGACTCTCCGTGGAATAAAATCCTCGAAGAAAAAGACTTGATGGGTAAGCCCTTGCCCGCCACCTGGGGTTATTGGGTGCAGCCTGGAGCGCGCGATGCTTACGCCGAAAACCGCGAGCATCTGGTACCGGGATACTACGAAGACTTGATCGAGAGTAATTCCCAAGAGTGGGTTGGCCAATATATCGACAACTTGATTACGCCTAGCTTGTCCGGTGAGGCAGTGTTTCGGGCCAGCTTCAAATCTGACTTTCATGTTGCCAAGAGTTCATTGCTACCGATTCCCGGAACTATGTTGATCATAGGCATGGACTTCGGGCGCAATCCTGCGGCGGTGATTACGCAGACTGACCCAAGGGGCAGATTGGTCGTGCTGGATGAACTGATCGAGACTGGCATGGGTGTTGAGCAGTTCGTGACTACCAAGCTGCGGCCCATGCTGGCGCAGCCGAAGTATAACCGCCTGCCCGCAGGGATCGTCGGCGATCCGTCAGGAGTCTCGCGTGGACAGATAGGCGAGGAAAGTGTCTTCGGAATGTTCAAGCGGTTAGGCATTTCCAGTCAGCCCGCGCAGACCAACAACATCGAGCCCCGGCTGCGCGCTGTCGAGAAGTGGTTGCTGGGCCAGCGCGACGGCGGCGCCGCCCTCTTGATCGACCCCGGTTGTCGGACTTTGATCATGGCGATGCAGTCCCGCTATCGTTATGCCCGCACCAAGGGGGGTGTCTTGCAGCCGGTCCCGGAGAAGTCCCATCCCTGGAGCGACATAGCAGATGCCTTGGAATACGGGGTTTTAGGGCACTCAGGGACGGTCTTGGGTAGGCTGATCAAGGTCAGGCGCAACCCCGATGCTGCAAGGCACACTAGCGCAGGCTGGACTTAAAGTACAGAATCAGGTTGAGTTTCACCCTCCCAAGGAGTTATTACCATGCCAAATCATATCGAGGCCAAGATATCCCTGGCCTTCGGTCCCCCCGTTCCGAGTGCTACGCCCGCGAAGTATTCCCATACCGACGTGGTCGTGACAGATGCTTCCGGCAAGCCGCAGCCCGCCGTCAGGTTGGGAACTGGCAAAGCCGACTTGACCGCGATTGTGCAGCAAGGCGGCGGTGGCAATGTCGTTGCAACTGACTACGACGTTGACGGCAAAGTGTTGAATACAGTCGTACAAGAATTCTCTGCGGCAGGCACAGTCCCAGACTATAAACCCACTACGACTATTACTGTGGTACCGGGCGAAGTGGTCAAGCCCGGTGTGCGGCCCGTGTACAGCAATGATCCGGTGCTACAGCAAAATCGGCAGGCTGCCGTCAACAAAACCAATGCCTCAGAGCCGAGTGCTGCCGACAAGGCTTTCAATCCGGGGTCGCCGTACAATCCCGCTGTCACTTCGAAGTCGCCATACGAGTCTGCTGCTGCCGACCGCCAAACGCATTCCAGCACTCCGACTTCCGCTATACCTTAGAAACGGCAAGCGAGCATATCTAGTTGGGTGCAATTCCGATGGGCGGGCAAGACTCCCCAGGTAAGTACCTGGGGAGTGGCACGTCTAACTATGCCCAAGGCGCAAGCCCCGGCATGTCGGGCCGCGAAGTAAGTCCCATCCCCGGCGTGTTTGACGGCGCTGGGCCATCCTCGAAAAAGAAAAGCACGCCGAATCCCGCCGAGCCCATGAGGCATCAGGGGCGCGGCTTGCTACGGGTTGTCAGCAACGACGAATTATTCGCCGCCGAGAAGAAGTCGGTTGATCTCTCTAAGGTCAACCAGGAGGTCGCGAGCGAGTTGGCGAACTACATCCGAGCGCGCTTTGAGAAGGCCGTCAGGAATCGCCGGGTGATCGGTGTCGATGATGAATTGATCCGGGATATGCGTAGCTACAACGGGCAGTACGATCCGGGGAAGCTGCAAGAGATCGAGGCTTTCGGTGGGTCCGCTGTGTACTCCCGGCTCATGTCCATGAAATGTCGAGGGGCGACCGCCCTTCTGCGCAACGTCTACATGAATTCCGACCGTCCGTGGACCCTGGAGCCGACTGCGGACCCCGTAGTGCCCGACGAGATTGATCAGCATGTAGCGACTCTTGTGCATCAGGAAGTCCTCTCAGCGAACAGTCAAGGGGCAACAGTTCCGCAGGATCAAATTCAGGAGAGGCTACACAACTTGTACGAAGCTGTGAAGCTTGCCGAAAGACGCCGTGCCATAGACGACGCCAAGGAATCACAGCGCCGCATAGATGAGATACTGGAGCAGGGAAGTTTTTACGAAGCGCTGTCGGAGTTCCTGTCAGACTTGCCGGTATACAAATACGCGGTGATCAAAGGCCCCATCACGCGCCGCACTACCAAGCTCAAGTGGGATCGCAAGCGCAAGATGGAGGCGCACGAAGAAGCAAAATTCTTTTGGAATCGCGTCAGCCCCTGGGACGTGTGGTTCAGTCCTGGTGCCACAGCCATCGAGAACACTGAAGTCTTCGAGCGGCAAAGATTGTCGGTCATGGACCTGTACAACCTGATTGGACTGCCGGGATATCGCGAAGACGATATCAAGGCGATTATCGAGGCTTACGAAGGACGGGGTTTCAAGGAGTGGGTGCAGATATTTGATACGGAGAGAGCCCAATTAGAGGGACGTAACAACGTCCTCGATGACACGTATATCAATGCCATCGAGTTCCATGGCTTTGTCTTGGGTCGATATCTACAGGAATACCACGTACCAGGGGTCAAAGACGCTTACAAGCCGTATTTTATTACCGCGTGGATGGTGGATAAGCGCATTTTCAAGGTGATGTTGAACCCTTCCCCCCGCATGCGGGTGCCGTATTACGTCACTTCGTTCGATAAGATGCCGGGAAGCTTGTATGGCAATGGCATTCCGGCCTTGGCCAACGACATTACCGACGTGATCAACGCGACTTTGCGCGCATTGGTCAACAACGTGGCCATGTGTTCGGGTCCACAGGTGGTTTATGACGACGAATTGATCTCACCGAACCAGCAAAAGGGCATGCGACCCTGGAAAGAATGGGCCTACACGGGCGATCCGGCGAATCCGAACCGCGTGCCGGTGACTTTTTTCCAGCCGCAGAGCAATGCGCAAGAACTGATGAGCGTGATCGACAAGTTTTCGACCATGTTGGACGACGTTTCAACGATTCCTCGCTACTTGACGGGTGGCGGGGCGTCCGGGGGCGCCGGAAGAACCGCTTCCGGCCTCTCGATGTTGATCAATAATGCCAACAAGACCTTGATGAATGTCGCCGACAACATCGACACCGATGTTTTTGAGCCGCTGATGCACAACTTGTACGACTTCATCATGTTGACGGACTCGACCGGCATGCTCCGGGGCGATGAGAACATTATTGTCGATGGTGTGAGGCAAGCGGCGAAGCAGGAAACCGATCTCACACGGCAAATGGACTTCTTGAACACGGTCAACAACCCGAATTATCAGGCTATCGTGGGTCCGGGAGAGATGGCGCGCATCCTTCAGAAGATC